GACCAGACAATGACAGCAGAACAGACAGCGTACCGCCAAGCACTGCGGGATATTACAGAGACATACACGAGCCTAGACGATGTGGTCTGGCCGGTGATGCCGGAGTAAACGTGCATGCCATTAACCAAGCTCGCCGAAAAAACAGATGAACCTCAGGTTATTTCGTATTCTGAGGCGAAAAGAAGGGGCTTGAAGGAATACTATACAGGGAAGCCGTGCTCAAAAGGCCATGTTTCTACAAGAGTGGTTTGTTCTCGGACATGCAAGATTTGTTATAACGAAAGCTGTCGAAAAGCAACGGCGGCCTATCGCAAAAAAAATCCAGAAAAGATAAAAGAGTATTATGAAAATAATAAGGACCATTGTTTAGCTGTTCAAAAAAAGTACAGACAAGAAAATCCAGAAAGATACAGGCAAACAATTAGAAACTGCATTGACAAGAATCCGGGACTTTACAACGCGTGTACTGCGGCATACCGAGCAAGAAAAAGAAACGCTTTTCCAAAATGGATCACGGAAGAGCACCGAAAACAAATTCGACTTATTTATGAAAAAGCTCGTAAGATGTCAGACAGAAGCGGCGTAAAATATCATGTTGATCACATAGTGCCTTTAAAAGGAGACTTATGTTCTGGTTTGCATGTGCCTTGGAACCTGCAAATTTTAACTGCAACTGAAAACTCCATTAAGCATAACAAGGTCATCGAACATGTTGCAGAAGCTTCAATTTAAACCCGGCATTAACCGGGAGACAACTTCGTACACCAACGAAGGGGGCTGGTTTGACTGCGACAAAGTGCGGTTCCGTGCAGGGCTTCCAGAAAAAATAGGCGGCTGGGAGCGGAAAACAGAAAACACCTTTTTAGGCACTGCGCGTGCACTTCATCCGTGGATCGCGCTTGATGGATCGCAGTATCTTGGGATCGGCACACACCTCAAATATTACATCGAAGAAGCGGGGGCCCTGTACGACATCACGCCGATCCGGCGGACCACATCCGCCGGTGCTGTGACTTTTTCTGCGACAGAAGATGAAACAGCCATCACAGTAACTGACACCGACCACGGTGCGGTGCCCTTTGACTTTCCATCACAGTAACTGACACCGACCACGGTGCGGTGCCCTTTGACTTTGTGACATATACGGATGCCGCAACACTCGGCGGAGACATCACAGACACCGTCCTGAACCAAGAGCACCAAATCACATCTGTTGTAGATGACGACACCTACATCATTGATCCCGGAGTCACGGCCACTGCTTCAGACACCGGTAACGGTGGTGCATCTACAGTCGGCACCTATCAGATTAACGTGGGCCTTGATACCACGATTGGCGGTAACGGCTGGGGCGCAGGTGTCTGGGGCCGAGGTTCGTGGGGCTCGGGCACATCACTGACGGCCGTGTCTGATTTGCTTCGTATTTGGTCGCACGACAACTTTGGTGAAGACCTGATTATCAATGTCCGTGGTGGCAATATTTACTATTGGGACAAGTCTGAAAACGTGGGCATTATCACCTTTGACCGCGCTGTTCCGTTAAGCAGCTTGTCCGGTGCTGATACAGGCACCCCAACAAAGGCTACAAAGATCCTTGTTTCAGACCGTGACCGGCACGTCATTGCGTTTGGCGCAGATCCTTTTAACAACATTGGCACACAAGATCCGTTGTTGATTCGGTTTTCAAACCAAGAAGACCCAACCACTTGGATTCCAACGGCAACCAACACGGCGGGCGATATCCGAATTGGTAACGGATCGCGGATCGTGACTGCGGTTGAAACACGTCAGCAGATCCTGGTGTTTACAGACAGTAGTTTGCATGCAATGCAGTTTTTGGGTCCGCCGTTCACCTTTGGTATTCAGCTGATTTCAGAAAACACCACCATTATGGGCGCAAATGCTGCTGTTGCGGTGGATGACAGTGTGTTTTGGATGGGGGTTGAGGAGTTTTATGTGTACGCCGGTGGTGTACAGCCGTTGCCCTGTTCTGTGCGAGACACCATTTTTTCTGACTTTAACTTTGCGCAACGTGAAAAAGTGTTTGCAGGGCTGAATTCTTCTTTCGGAGAGATTTGGTGGTTCTACCCATCCGCAGACTCTGATGACATCGATAAGTATGTGATCTATAACTATGAGCAAAAAATTTGGTACTACGGCACATTGGACCGCACGGCTTGGTTGGATCGTGGAATTATTACCACGCCAGTTGCCACAAGCCCAGACGGCTTCTTGTTGCTTCATGAAGCTGGGTTTGATGACAGCTCTGTACAACCACCTGTCCCAGTTGATGCATACATTGAGTCTAGTCAGATTGATATCGGCGACGGGGACAATTTTGTCTTTATACGCCGCTTAATCCCTGATCTGACATTCCGGGATTCTTCCGCGGACAATCCGTCAGCTACGATGACGTTGAAAGCAAGAAACTTCCCGGGCGGAAGCTACCGGACTTTGGATGACTCGACCATTTCAAGAACAGCTGTTGTTCCTGTCGAAGAATTTACGGATCAGTCGCATGTGCGTTTAAGAGGTCGTTCGTTTGCATTGCGGGTTGAGTCTGATGATCTTGGGGTAGGATGGCGTTTAGGCTCTCCGCGTGTTGATATCCGCGAGGACGGTGGACGATGAGCAGTCGTGGCCTTGTTCGTCCGCTATTTCCCGACCCTCCGGCGGTGTACAATCAGCAGTATCAGTTTGAGGTTATTCGAGCGTTTTCGGTGTTCTTGCAACAAGTGCAAAACCCCGGCGATGCGCGGCACACGGAACTGACGCTGACTGGTTTACAATCCAATGATCAGGGTCTGGAAGAAGGTGCCTTATTTGAGGTAGATGGGTTTGTTAAAATAAGCCGATCTTTTAATCCACATTTGGCTGGTGTCGGCGGGGCCGGATCAGCCGGATCAGTAACGGTGACGACATCATGACAGAATGGCTCCCTGCACAAACTTCTGATAAAGTATACTGCGTCAATTGCTCTAACGAGGTTGATACGCCTGAAGAAATTGCAAGTTACCCAGACGGGAACTGCCCACAGTGTGGTAACTTGTGGACCGGCGCAGAACGTAAAGACACTGGACCGGCGCAGAACGTAAAGACACCGCAATTACAGTTGCTTCTCCACAGCCCCTTGGAGGCCAGACGTTTTGAGCTTTTTTAAGGATATCTTACCAGTTGCCGGTGCCGCCGCAGGGTTTTTTCTTGGTGGTCCCGCAGGCAGTGCTGCGGTAAACGCGGCCCTTGGATCTGGTATCGGTACACTACTAGCCGGTGGTGACGTAGGGGATGCTGTTAAAAATGCAGCTATGGCGGGCGCTGCAGGAACTGGGCTCGGAGCTGCGGGCGTTGCAGGAGCCGGAAGTTCTACTGCGGCAACACTTGCTGCAGAAAAAGCAGCTTTGGGTAATGTGGGCATGGGCCAAGGTACTTTGGCCGGATATGGCACAAAAGCAGGAAGCGCAGCTGCCGCACAGGCTGCAGGCACACAGGCCGCTTCTAAAGGAATCATGAGCGCGATTGCAGAGAAGCCGCTGTTATCAGCTGGCTTGGCAACCGGTGCATTAGGTCTGTTGTCAGAACCTGAGCAACCTGAACTAACGGAACTACAAAAGCGTCAGTTAGAAACTGGTGAGCGTGATCCGAGCTATGAGGGCCGGAACATTGTGCGCGAGTACGATTACCGTCAAGCACGTCAACCCGGAGTTATGTATGCCGCACAAGGCGGCTACATCGAGGGCCCGGGAACCGGGCGCAGTGATGATGTAGACGCTGGTATTTTTCAGGACGGTGTAAAAGTTCAAGAAGCAAAACTCTCGGATGGTGAGTTTGTAATGACAGAACGTGCAGTTCGTGGACTTGGCGATGGCGACCGGAGTAAGGGTGCTGCTAAGATGTACGAAATGATGCGTCAATATGAAAGGATGGCGTAATGTCAGATCAAACAGTCCGACAAGAGTCGATAACACTACTTCCTGATTATCAGGAAAAGTTTCTTAAAGACCTGCTTGCCTCAACAACAGCGAGAGCAGCAGACCCGACTGTTATTCCTGAGCGTCAGATTGCCGACCTTGCAGACGCGCAAAAACGTGCTATTGAGTTGGGCACTGAGGGAGTTGGGGCGTATGCTCCAATGTTGCGGGCCGGTGAGCAAACATTGGGCGCAGGGGCCTCGGCACTAGAGCAAGGTATCGGCACGGCACTGTCGGGTGCTCCATTGTTAGCAGGAACAACCGGCGCGTATGATCCGCAATCTGCGCAAGCATTTATGGACCCGTTCACTGAGCAGGTCATTCGTCAGGCAGAAGCGGACATTCAGCGTCAAGGCGACATCGAACGTCAGCGGATTGGGGCAACTGCCGCCGGGTCAGGCGCATTTGGTGGCTCACGTCAGGCGATTGCTGAACAAGAACTGCAACGTAACTTG